TCTCCAACTTATCCAGGATTCCTCCCATTCTTCCGATTGCTTCCTCTTCCCTGTGGTAAAGAATCTCTCCACAGTTGGGACAGAATGTCGAAAGGTATTCCGATCCGTTCTGATGGCAAGGAGCATACTCATGGCATCTTGAACACTCATGTCCGCCTCGTCCGTTCGTTACTGGAATCCATCTGGGTCTGTCATCCTTTTTGATGCGCTTGAATATCGTGTCCTTGATTCGGTTGAACTCATCTCCATCAACCATGCAGCCTCCGTCACATCCTGTCTCGGTTTTCGCAGGATTGTAACAACAGGCGCATCTCAGTTCCTGCTCAAGTCCGTCTGTATTTATGTGTGCCATACTCACCTCATTTCTTTCGCTCATGTACAATCCGCATATGTGAAATTAACCTTGCCAAGAAATCTGATAAATGCTCTAAAAGGATTACTATAGTTGCCGATTCTCTCGTTCAGCACATCAAACCCAAGCACCCTAAACAGTTCGATATAATCGTATTCAATATAACGATCGTCATCTTCTCCCAGTTCGTCCAATATCTGGTACGCAAAAGCGGTTACTGGTTTATCACCAATCCAATAATGACCACTGTTAACGTGTTCTCGAATCCTTCTTTTTATATCACATGTGATTCCTATATATACTTCTCCTCCCGATTTACTGTTTTCGTCCAAAGGATATAGGGCATAAATCATATCGCTCACGTTTGACGTTCCTCCCATTCATCACATGTGTCATCATAGAATGTGGGGACAGAGTAGTTATCACTCTCCTCATTCCCACAACAGAACTCTGCATTGCAGTGTCCGTCATAGCTGCGCCGATTGTATTTGCATGTTCCGCACACTTCTTTCATTCCTTATCTCCCTCAATCATTTGCTTCTTTCCACCATGAGCAGTTCGTCCTCTGTCGGCATACAGAAGCATTTACTACCACCAGAATAGCAATCTCTAATCCATTCCATTACAAACTTTGCATCTTTGCTATCTTTGTATGTTCCAATGGGGATGTAATCGTCATTCTCAACACCCCTTGCAATCACCTTGTCCACTTTTCCTCTTTTGCTATCATATGATGTACCGACATATAAGATGACGTTCTCATATGGAACATCTGTCTTTCCATCCTGAGATATGATTCTCACTGTTCTTCCTCCATCTCTTCAACTCTCATCACATACCGCTTGCCCTTATACCCAAACCGAAACTCCTTTTCATTGATGAGCATATACTGTGCAGATGCGCTGAGTGCTTCCTTTGTTACTTCCGACTTGTCTTTCCACGTTATCTGGTTGTGAAGGATTCCTGCATAGATCCCGAACATTCCGCATCCTACGTGATATTCAGCCATCCAATTCGCCATCCTTTACCTCAATCAACGGACAATGTTTGTACTGTTCTTCATAAGTCATGTATTCATTGCTTTCCGGGTTCAGAAAGCAATCTCGTCCTCTCAATTGTCTAAATCTACACACATCGCAATCTGTTGGCATATCCATGTTAATCTGTATCATTCCTTCTCACCGCCTTCCCACAGCGGGCAGTTCCACCGCACCGATTCACCACATTCAGGGCGGTACTCACAGTTCTTTTTCTTACAATTGTTGCAATTGTTATGCTTAATGACCTTTGCCCCTAATCTGGCAAGTTCACAAACGGAAATGATATGGGAGATAAATGTTTCAACTTCTCTCATTCCTGCTCTCCTTCCTGATACAGCTGATGATGCCGAATCTTTATTGCCGGAATCAATCCGTGAATAAAATGTGCAAAAAAGTCATGCAAGGCATGGAACGCTACTTGCCAATTTTTGATAAGGTGCTGTGTGTAGGTCATTCCCGTTCACCTACTCTCCTGTTCCATACTTCGATAGCTTCATCTTCTGTTAATGCTTTTCGCCCATAAAATCCATCTGCGGGACAAGAAATCATTGCTCCACACTTTTCACAATGAATAATCCAATTTACATATGACCCGTCCATCCCGGCTGATTCACGTTTTGTGTTAATTTTTGCATGTCCATTACAAAACGGGCATGGCTTTAATTCTACTTTTCCCATTCCTGCTCACCTTCCTCATCTCCGAAGTCGATATTCAGCATACATTTCTCGTTAAGCATCCGCATTGGTTTATCCATGAACACCTCGTAACATTCTTTGCACAGACCCACATTGATAAGGTTTGTCGTGTGGCATCTCACAAAAGCCATCATCAGGGCAACTTCGCCATCCTTGTAACTAAGTTCTTTTTGGCAGACATTACATAAGTTCATTTCCATCTCTCAAATCCTTTCCGCAGTGAGGGCAGAATCGGTACTCATGGAAATAGTACATGTATGGAGTAGTGTGATATCTCTGGCAGTATGGACATCTCGCACTCTGCCACTCCTCTATCCGATTCTTGCCCTTATTTTCAAACACTTGCTTTTCTTCCCACAGCGTCTTCATGTCATCTTCCTCCCACAATGCGGACAGTACGGAGATTTGACTCCGGCAATCGGAGGCTTGCCACAATAGGAACAGGCTGTTTCGAAAGTCTCGCACTTCTCTCCGTCCCAGGTATAGAACACTCTCTGGAGAGTCCAACCTCTCTTCTCGCATGGTTCGAAATTGTTTCTCAGGTTCTCCCTGTCTGCACGAACGATGTTCTTCTCGCAGCTGAAGCATGGTTCGGCAATTACACTCGTCTGGTAGTGCTTGCACATCGGACAAATCTCAGCCATCCTTTTCCTCCTCCTGCGGTTTGAATCGAACTGTCAGCACGTTCTCTCCGCTTTTGTAACCGAAGAAGAATCCGATACAGATTCCAACGCTTACACAAATAATTCCGATAATAATGTCCATTAGGTCACCTCCTCATACAATGAACCTCAACTGGTTTCCGTCAGCTGCATAGACAGGATTCGGATGCCGTTCGCCGACTTTCAAGTATCCGCAGTTTGCTTCAACAAGGACCTTTGCCATAATGGGGACAACAGAGTTTCCGATCCGTGCGACCTGTTGGGTCTTTGGATATGGATTGAAATCTGCATCCCTGTCGATGATGTAATCCTCTGGGAATCCTTGCATCAACTTCAACTCCTCTGGTTTCAGCATCCGCAGGAAGATGTCAGCGATTGCATACCTGTCTCCGTCAATGACCACTGTCACGAGTCCGAATCTGTCTTTCGTCACGATTGTCCCCAATGGTTCGGAGAGTGCCTGTCCATCTTTGTCTGCGCCGTAATACTTTGTCAGGAATGCGGATACCAGACCAAAATGGCCGGGAGATGTTGTGATCGTGTGCAGAGGTTCATCGAGTCCCTGTCCGATTCCTGTTTTATAGAATTTCGTGATGAAGGCAGTGACAAGGCCGTACCGATTCGATGTGTCGATTGTCTGGATAGGGTCTGCTAAACTCTGCCCCCTGACAGCTTCGCTCTTTGTTTCGGAATGGTACTGGATGAGGAATGCTGTTGCTCTTTCATCGTCCACAATGTAGGGATTCGGATTGTCGATGATGAATTTCTTTATGCCATTTGCAATCCTTCTCTGTGTCTTCTCCGCAAGAGGTTTCTTTCTGCCGAATATCGACTTCCCCAAATCAGACCAATCGATATAGTCTCCACATGGTTTCCAGGGTTTCAGACCTGTTATCTCTGGGAATTTGCTGTGCGTAGGAACAGGCCATTTGATTCGCTGACCATCGTTTCGGAATATTGCGTACCACCGTTTTCGTGTAGTAGGTGCGCCATAGTCCGCAGCTACAAGTTCTCTGCATTGGAAATCATATCCCAATCGGATCAGAGCATTAATGAATCTCCGATACTCTTCTCCCTTCTTCTCTGGGACAGGTCTTCCATGTTCGTCCAAGTCACCCCAATCTTGTATCTCCTCGACATTCTCCATGATGATGACAGCCGGACGAATCGCTTTAGCATGTTTGTATACTGCCCAAGGAAGGACCCTGAGTCCCCTGTTCCTTGGCTGTCCGCCTTTGGCTTTTGAATGAGATGTGCAATCAGGAGATGCCCACATCAGTGCGACTTTCCTTCCTCCGACATGCTCTTTCAAGTCAACTGCGAAGATATCCTCTGTCAGATGCAGTGTGTCAGGATGATTGGTTTCGTGCATCCTGATTGCCATCTCATCATGGTTTACGGCAATATCTACGCATCTGCCAAGTGCCATCTCGATACCGACAGATGCTCCGCCTCCTCCGGCAAATAAGTCGATGATTAATGGTTCTTTTTCATGTCTGTTGAAATTCATCCTTCTTAATTTCCTTTATCGTTCCGCATCCGTTCTCTGGCTTATGTTTATCCAGATACCTGGATGCCTCCTCCATGCCGATGATCTCGATTCTCTCTACGAGATTGTCTTTCTCATCGTAGATGGTCACCTCATAGTATTTCAGATTCAAATCAATATCCTCCTGTGAGCAACTGGCATGTGATTGTGCAATCTTCGAAGATTTCCAAATCCATGTTGCCTCTGTCGGGATCTAACTCATCCAGATAGACTCCC